AGAATGCAAACCAGATTCAGCCGTTCTACATCTACGATCCTTCTGTGCCATCAGGGACGGCTGTGAAATCGACGGAATCGTATCGATACGAGCTCTTCGATCTCGCACTTACCTTTGATACGCTGTATGCATCCGCATCTCTTCAAGCGGCAATACCCTCAAATGGTATGCTGCAGTTCAACACTGTTCAAACCCTTCACAGCACATTATTGAGTTCGGATCAGACGTTGAATCTCCGTTTTGGATCCAACAACACACTCGCGGTGACGCACAGCATGATCCCAAGCGTCAACCTGAACAATCAGGCTGTCGACTCGCTACGCCTTTGCGAACCGGAAAACGGACCTATCCAGGCAAACGGACGCGGAACGCTCGCACCAGTGACCACGGTAAACTACATGAAGTCCGGTCGCATGTTCCCGTATGACTTTGAACTCAATTCGGAGGCTCAAGCGTTGGACGGTCGTCCCAAATCGATGATTGTCGAACCAGCCCAAAACTCGGTCACGCTGTACCAAAACGAGGACTCGATGCTCAGTACGATGACATTCAATGGACTATCAAGCGGACGGATGAATATCGTAAAGGACGTGCCGCATCCATACCCAACCTTGCCAGATCCGCGTTCGCTCTTCATCTTGGGCGTGCCATTTGACTCGGCGAGAACGGGGGTGTCTTTCAAGAACGATCAATACAGCGTTCGTATCCAATCCGGACTGAATCAACGCTCTCCGATGTCTTTCTTCACGTTTACCCTCGCCCGTAACATTGTACAATACTCCCCGTCCGGAATCATGGTGCTCGAGTAGGATGCGTTGAAAAAAATATCTTATCTTAATAACAAAAAGCACCGATGGAGAGAGCCGAGGATCAGGTACTTGGTAAAACCGACGATGTTCCATCGTATATGAGAGTGGAAACGACACAGCTTGAGCCGCTCGTCTGCACTCAAGATTTCATCCGATTCCAGTTGCAACCAAAGGGGATCCTCTCTCGCGACTCGATGGTGCAGCTTCGATACTTCTCGTCCGATGCCGCAGATGGTAAGTTGTTCCATCCAATCAATTGCGGCATATCGGCGGCAATTCGGACCGCGACGCTGAAAATTGGAGGTGTCATCATAAACAAGCTCGAGGACGTTCCATTCTACCACGCACAAACAAAAGCGTTCAACTCACCCGCCTATCGATGCGGAATCGATTTGCATCTGCACGGCATCAATAACGTTATTTCGCAAAACTCCGCGAATGTGCACGAATCGGGTACCTTTGGTTTGCGTGATGTGCATCCGTCTGATCCCAAAACCGCGTCTCTCCCGTACACCATGTTGTTGCGGAAGAGAGACGAAGGTGGTCCCATGCACGGCATTTTCCTTCGTGATCTCTTTCCGATCCTCGACCACATCGAATTGCCACTGTTTCTCATGGGAGACGCGGGGGACATCTACATTGAGCTTCAACTGAATCGTCAGACAAGCACTGCGACTGGTCATACGGTCGGCAACGTGGGAGGTGATGTCCTGAAGAATGGCCTCGGTACCATTGCCGACTGTATGGCGGATGGTGGTACGCGCTCAGATGTTGACACGTCGTGTGTTCTCGATACGGACAGCGTCAAAATGTTTGTGGACAGACTGTACTTTGAGGACGATCGCATGGCCATGCGTGCCGAACAGTTGAATGCATCGAAGGGCAGATCACTCAAATATGTTGATGTGATCCACACCACCGCGTCCCTCCCGCAAACATCTCGGGCGTCAGCACCTGCCACTGGAACGGTCGACGAAGCGACGTTCACCAACCAGATCGCAGTCTCTGGCATGAACTTGCAAAACATTCGGTGTTGCTTCACCACGTCTGAGTACACCACGATGAAATCAACCGGAGCAGCTTCTTCCACCCCCAAGTTCAGTCGCGATTTTGTAGGTCGATACAGTATGCTTGCGACGCCGAAATCGGACTCTTTTAATGTTCGATTGAATGATCAGCTATTTTACAACAAGGAGGTCTCGAACACCGCTTTCAAGGCAGCCGAGCTCGAATCGATTTACGGGGTCCCGCTCGCACTGTCCACAGCGTTGTATTCCCTTGATGCGATCACCGAAAAAACAGGGGCATTTGATGCAAAAACTCATTTGATGCCCGACACAGGATCGTACCAGCTTGCTGGTGGTCTCGAACTGCGACAACTTGAAGGCTCGCATTACTTCTTTGGAACGAATGTTACGACCGCCTTTGGTAACGCTCCGGACGACTATGTGCGAGTTTCGCAGAAGCCAGTGGAGGTCGTGCACAGGTTCCCACGCAATGAGGATACAAATTTCAACTACACATTCCGGTATTTTGCCGAAATCGTTCGCAACTTTGCGATGAAGGATGGACGCGTCGAGGTCTTCAGTTGAGCAAAAAAAAATAACAACCCTATTTAGGGCGGTGACCACTTGCAAATTGGACACTCATTTCTCTGAAGGCGTAGGACACATGAACTACAGAAACTGTGCCCGCAGCATAACCAGGTGATACAGCAATCGCATGGAGTCATTGTACATATATCGCAAGTTGGTAATTCCTGTTTTGCACGTTGGAGCAGATCGAGCATCTGTCTCTTCATAAAATCCCCCACGACCAAATTGGATGTGCGTTCGGAAGACACCGCCAATTCTAAAAGTGTCTCCGCTCGGTCTCTTGTTCCTCGTCGTGGCATCTTTAACTTTATGTTGGGTAATTTTTTTTGGCACGGTCATCGTATCCTCACACCACGGTTCTGCCTATCTTTGTGTTTACCCACCAACGATATCGTCATCATTTTGGGGGGAGACGGCGGTTGTGGGGGTGGTGTAATTGGACGGTTCTTTGCTTCTTCCTCTTCGAGAGCTTGTTGCTCCTTCTCTTGTCGTTCTTTCTCTGCGGTTTTTCGCTGATTTTTGAAGTTTTTGTAGCGTCCCATGTGTTTCATCCAGTTCTCAAACAGCGCGAGGTCTTCTTCTTCACTATTCCATGCTTCTTGTTCCGCCTCATAGATTACCTCAACATCCTCTTGTTTTTTAACCTCCTTGCTCTTGCTCTCTTCCTCCTGCTTCTTTTCCATCTCCTCCTTGTATTTCTTCTCGATTTGTCGACGTTCCACAGCCTTCTGCTTCGCTTTCTCGCGTGCTTTCTGCAAGTGCTGACGCTGACGGTCGGAGATCGAACGTTTCTGCCGACCCGCCTCGCTCGCTGTCTCGAATAGTTCGCTGTCTGGCGCCAGAGTCAACCCTTGGTCGTCCATTTGGATAGCTTTATTATAGACTTATTATTTTTTTCTACGACAGTTTATACTTGTCCCATATGGTCCGATCCACTTTGCGAGCAGGACCATCCATGATGACTGATGCCAAGCGCGCATAAGCCCATGACTCCTTTGTCTGATTCGGACGAGACCCGCTGGAATAGTACGCAGCCATTCCTTTATCCATGATCTCGTCGATCCCTTTTTTCGAGAGTATGTTACGACTGATCCATTGCACATCGGTAATCTTGCGATCGTACTTCTCCTCAAATTGCTTGACCCACGTTGACCGTTTCGATTTGAAAGATTCTAGTTGAGGCCTGTCTTTACCTTCCTTGATCGATTTGATCTGCTTCTTTCGATCCGAGGCAGACAGACTGTCGGGCACATACCTCTTGGGAATCGTTTTGGGTGCCATAGATTTTAATGTATGCAATATAAAAACAAACATGGCGACAAACCGATATCTCGAAGCGTTCAATCAGTTCGCTACGCAAACAGGAAACCGTCGTGAAAAGGCGCGTGAGTTCGCAATTGACACTATGACCAAGTTGTTTGATCAACATCTCGACGACAAGGACACTGCGGAGGCTCTCATCAACACGGGCGCAAGTATCGCAGCCGTTCCTGAAGCTCTGAAACAAGTGCGGAACGCTGCACGCAAAGTAGGTGCGCGCGTGTCAGATTCTCGTGCAATGAGGACGTCGTTTGAGCCGAACCGTGTGGGTGAGCCAGCGGACGAAAGCGGTACGGAAATGCAGATTCGAAAATTTGGACAAGGTCGTCGCATTGTCGATGAGCCAGCTGGGGGCGGAGGTGAGTTTGGGGAATCGTCGCGTGCAGTTGGTCCTCAAGAAGGCATGAGTGTCGCGGAGAGCGGACAGGTCGTTGATGACGCTTTTTCGGGGTCGAGTGCGGCGAGAGCGACTGCAGACAGTACGGGAAGACTGGTCGGACGCATTGGATCCAACGTTGCAAACATTTCATCCAAAGTCGGAGAATCTGTCTCACAAGGCACCAGAGCGGTAGGCAACGCCATTAGCACTGCGGCGGATACAGCTGAACAGATTGCATCCGGTGCGGCAGACGCTGTCGGAGGTGCAGCGAGAGCGGTCGTGGGAGATGCCGCTGTCGACGCGATCGTTGGGACAGCAGGTGCGGTTTCGGAGGTTGCGGGACCCTTGTCTTTGCTCGCACTCCTCGGCGTAGGCGTGTACGATCTTGTCAAGGCTGTAACACGACCTAAAATTAATACGAACGTCACCGTTCCGATCAATACGCAGAGGGCCGCGATCGTTGCACCATCCAATGATTCGACCCTGCAACAGTCTTCTGTCGCCGGCGCGTTCTAAAAAAAAAAGAATGGTAAATTTACTGGCGGTTTACTCTTTTTTTTGCCCTCGTCGCAGGTCCGTATGTCGAATTGACGAATGGTCTTCTATCGTTTTGAAATCTCTTGGTTGTTTCTCTGTTTGTGTCTCGAAGTTGGGTTTGCACGTCTTTGAAGCGCTTCGTGCGTATGGTCCGAAGTATTGACTGTAGGTATGACTTGGATACGCGCTCTGTGCCGCGTCCCGGATCTGTCGTCGAACGATACTCTTGTTTGAGGAATTTCTCCAGTTGATACACTTGTGATTTTTCAGGTTGCACCAATCGATCGTATTCGGTGATGCCTACAAAGTGCACGAGGACACCTTTGCAGTCATTGTCTTTTGTTCGTTCGCCATAGGTCACTGAATACTCTTGAAAGCGATGGTAGGCGTTTCCTGATGTCATACCGGCAACACCAAACTTGATGGTCTGCCCCTTCTCCAGCAATGGCTCCACGATGTAAAACGCTCTCACGTTGCGGAGTGACGAGGCGTACTTGTTCAAGAACTCTTTCAAATCCATTGTTCGATCGATTAGAACTCGCATAATACTTTTAATAAGGTTACAAGATTTTGTCTTCAACCGTTTTGCAAAGGTTGGTCAGATCGGGGAGCTCTGCCAATTTGTGTCGAGTAATCAGGTGTTTCCTTATGTACAATCGTCGGAAGTCAAGACCGCAAAGTGGACAGTTTGCACGGTCTTCCCTACCTTTCTGCAGTATTTCACACCGCTTGAGTTGGTAATCAGCCTTCCGAGACTCGGAATTGTACCTTTTACGTCTCTTTAGGTTGATTTCTTCACGATTTGCTTCGATGTATTCCGGTCGCGACCCCATGCTTTTACCTATGGGCAATATTTTTTTTCTCGTCGACTGACCAGAAGGATGTCTATGGCTCTTCATCTGTGTACAGCTCACCGTTCACGAACTGGACTTTGCGGGTCATTGCAACGGTGCTCATTGTGTGATTCTTGTTCACTCTGAACATCACAGCGCCTCCGGCACTCAAGTCGTACTCAACGACTTTTCCTTCGAAGAGATCATTGAACATGGCCATTGGGTCGCCACCGTATTCTGTAGAAACCTTGTGCATGATGCATTTGGCGGGGATTCCCTTCAGACGGATGTGGTATGCAGTATTACCTGCTTCGTCTTCCAGAAGATCAATATACGACTTCTTTCCGAGGAAGATGCTCTCAACAGCTCGGATGTCGCCCACGCTGTCGGTCTTACATGGGACGAGTGTGCCATCTACATTACTGTACGATGTACTGAACTCAAAGTCGGTGTGAAACTGACCGAGATTCTTACCAATCAACTCTCGACCATATCTATGTTCAAATTCCTCGGCAAGCGGCCTCACCATGTCGTAATCGATGTGCATACTGTCGGTATCCGTATAATGTATCATAGCACCAATGTCCTCCGCGGTGCACATCACTTCATTCATTATGTTCTTTGAAACGCTGAGCACTTCACATGCCACATGTTGGCGGTTGAAATGGGTGTCAATCTCCTTGTACAGTTCGAATCGCCACTCGTTGTTATTCATCGGTGTAAAGTGTTTGATTCGATTGAAATGAGTATTTACAAAGTTGTCTTTCTTCTCTCCGTCTTTGACATAGCGCGTGTCCACATCGATCGGTTTCAATCCGCAGATTCCATATTC